GGATTTGGGCAACGGATATTGAGACAGGTCAAACGTTAATTTATCCGGAAGTGCATTTAAACCGACAAGGTATTTTAGAGCCCCATCCTCGCGCTGGGGCTCCTCTCTTCCAACGTAGGTTCATCCCTGCTCGTCTTTCAGACAACCCTTATCTCTATGATGCAGGTGACTATGAAGCTATGCTTCTGTCTCTGCCTGAGTATGAGAGAAAGAGGCTTCTTGAGGGTGATTGGGATGTTATAGCTGGTGCTGCTTTTCCTGAATGGAATAGGGGGGTACACGTAATTGAGCCTTTTGAAATACCTAATGGATGGAGAAAGTTTAGGGCTTGTGATTATGGGTATGGTAGTTGGGCTGCTGTGTTATGGTTTGCTGTTGCACCTGATGACCAAATTATTGTCTATGATGAAATGTATGTCACGAAAAGACTAGCTGTTGATTTAGCTGATGATATTCTTGCTAATGAGCGTGGTCATAGAGTGAGCTATGGTATATTAGACCGTAGTGGTTGGTATAAAAAAGGTGAAGGACCTTCTATTGCTGAACAAATGGAAAAAAGAGGTTGTCGGTGGAGAGCCTCTGATGGAAGTAAGGGAAGTAGAATTGCTGGTAAGAACGAGATACATAGAAGGTTACAGGTAGACGAAGATACAGAGCAACCCCGTATGGTGATATTTTCTTCTTGTATCAACCTCATCAAACAACTTCCTATGATCCCTATTGATAAGGATAATGTGGAAGATGTTGATACGGATGCTGAAGATCATCTCTACGACGCTCTTCGTTATGGCCTTATGTCTCGTCCTCGTAATTCTTTGTTTGAGAATAGTTTTAAAAAGAATAGTGGCTATCGTCCGGTAGACCCTGTATTTGGTCATTAGGAAGAAATATGGATATTGAAGATTTTGATGCAAACGTAGAGTTTGAAACAGATACAGTAGAACCGCTTCCTGATACCAAAATTGTTGTGGACCCTATTGTTGCTTATGTGGAAGATAAATTCACCAGAGCAGAGGATGGTAGACGCACTGATGAAATGAGGATGCTTACCTGTTTTAATAATTTCCGTGGAGTGTATGGGCCTGATACTCAGTTTCTTGAAACCGAGAAGTCTCGTGTATTTGTGAAAGTTACTAAGACGAAGGTGTTAGCAGCCTATGGGCAGCTTGTACAGGTCATGTTCGGTAATGGGGAGTTCCCTATCACCATTGATCAGACTAAGCTCCCTGAGGGCGTTATAGACGCTGTGAGCTTCGATCCTCAAGGTGTTCCTCCTTCTACATCTACTAAAGCTCCTGTTAATCCTTTCGGTACAAGAGACCAACCTCTCCCTCCGGGAGCTACAATCCACGATCTTAAATCTTTAGGTTCTATGGCTGATAAGCTTGAACCTGTAGTAGATAAGCTTGTAGCTGGCGAAGGGATGACTCCTACAGCCGTTACATTCCATCCTGCTCATGTAGCAGCTAAGAAGATGGAAAAGAAGATTAAGGATCAGCTTGACGAAAGCAATGCTAATAAGCATCTTCGTTCTTCAGCTTTTGAGATGGCCCTGTTTGGAACAGGTGTCCTTAAAGGTCCTTTTGCTGTAGATAAAGAATATAGCAGATGGGATGAAGGAGGGATTTATAACCCTCTTATTAAAACTGTTCCCACTCTTAGTCATGTTTCAGTGTGGAATTTCTATCCTGATCCTGATGCAAAGAATATGGATGAAGCTGAGTATGTTGTTGAAAGACATAAAATGTCTCGTCATCAACTCCGTGCTCTTAAGAATCGTCCCCACTTCCGTAAGAAAGCTATCAATAAAGCTATTGAGCTTGGTAAGAACTACGAACTCAAAGATTGGGAAAACTCAATGGGGGCTACGGCTCTTGGTGAGGGAGTAGAACGTTGGGAAGTGTTAGAATATTGGGGGTTCATTGATACCGAACTTCTCCGGGAGAAAGGAATTCCTATTCCCCGTAGTCTCTCATCTTTTGATGAAGTAAATGTTAATATATGGGTTTGTAATAATGAAGTCTTAAGGCTTGTTATGAACCCTTTCAAGCCTACACGTATTCCGTATTTTGCTTCTCCTTATGAACTTAACCCCTATAGCTTCTTTGGTATAGGTGTTGCTGAGAATATGGAAGATACCCAACTTCTGATGAACGGTTTTATGAGAATGGCAGTGGATAACGCTGCTCTCTCTGGTAACCTTATTATTGAGGTGGACGAGAACGCTATCACTGCTGACCAAGACCTAGAGCTTTATCCGGGGAAGGTAATCAGACGGCAGAGTGGCGCACCGGGGCAGGCATTATTTGCTACAGAGTTCCCCAACGTCTCCGCTCAGAATATGATGTTATTCGATAAAGCTAGGGTGTTAAGTGATGAGAGTACAGGTATCCCTTCGTTCTCTCATGGACAAACAGGTGTTACAGGTATTGGTAGAACAGCTTCTGGTATCTCTATGCTTATGGATGCTGCTAATGGTGGTATTCGTACTGTAGTGACTAATCTTGATGATTATCTCTTAGGACCTATTGGTCGAGCGTTCTTCAACTTCAATATGCAATTTGATTTTGATCCGACGATTATTGGTGATCTTGAGGTTAATGCTAGAGGTGCTGAAAGCTTAATGGCTAATGAACTTAGGTCTCAGAGGCTTATGCAGTTCCTTGGTGTTGTTGCTCCTAACCCGATGCTTGCTCCTTTTGTTAAGCTTGATGTTGTTGTTAGAGAGATTGCTAAAACACTTGATCTTGATCCTGATAAGGTAGTTAATAGCTTGCCTGATGCTGCTATCCAAGCGGTAGCTATGCAGAGGTTTAGTGCTGTTGCTCCTGAAGGTACTGGTGGAGCAGGTGAGTCTGCTCCTCCTGCTGGATTAGATGTATCGTCTGGTCCGGGGTCTGGTGGTGGAACTATGGGAACGGGTAATGCTCCGGGACCGGGTATGCAAGGTTTCTCAGCTAATACAGGACAAGGTGCTGTTCAATGAACTTAAAGCCTTTCGTAAATAATACAGAAACCTATTCTGATTTTCAAGAGTGGGTGTCTGTACAATTAGATGTAGCTAGAAACAATCTAGAACGAACAGAGAAGATAGAACAAATTTATAGATTGCAAGGGGAAGTATCTCTTTTGAAGAGGCTTCTTAGGCTAAGGGAAGAAATAAATGGCCGATCCAGTAAAAACGAGAGTCTTTCTTAATTCTGCTGAAGAAGCCGCTTATGATCGTGAACAGTTGAGGAATAGTGAAGGAAGAGGTACTTTTATCCCTTTCAAAAAAGATGCAGAGGGAAACAATCGCTTTGCTATTCCCCAATGGCTTCGTGATACATGGAATAATATTCGTCTTCCTTCTGATGTATTAAAAGGTTATCAACCTTCTCCCCAAGAAAATACAGAGTTTGCTCTAAATGTAGGGCTGGGGGGTATGAGTGCCAGTAAGATTGCTGGTGTTGAAGCTGATCCTGATACACTTGGTATGTTTCTTGGTAAGAGGGCTAAAGGTGCTGATACTAAGAAGCTTGCTACAGCTATGTCAATGCAGAGCCAAGGTAAATCTCCCGAGGAAATTTGGGCTTCTACTGGCTGGTTTGAAGGACTAGATGGTCAATGGAAATGGGAAATTCCTGATAATAATTTTGATATAAATCGTGCTGGTCTTCAGGAAACTTTTGATATTCAAGTGGGTAAAGGTGCTAAAAGATTCTCAACCCCGCCTGAACCCACCTCTAGTGCTATTAAGCATAAAGAACTTTTTGATAACTATCCTGCTCCTGAAGGGGGGAGACCTGTTCCTAGTCATGGTACACCCCCTATACACGTCCCTTACACCCAAAAAACTGGTGTACCCGGAACCTCTTCTTTTAGAGAAACTAATGTTGTTCCAACCACCTTTCTTGAACTTTTTGCTTCTGGTGCTGAAGGCCCCGGTATTAGATATAAAGGGGGGTATAGCGGAGGTAATTTTCAAGACCTTTCGGCTGGTGGTGTTGATTTAGATACAATTAGGTGGGTGATGGCTCACGAGCTTCAACATGCTGTACAAGAGCGTGAAGGTTTTGCTCAAGGTGCTAATGTAACAGCCATTGAGAATTCAATGGTAGACCTAACTAAATCTCTCCCTGATAATGTTGTAGAGTATGTAAGTAAGAAGGTTAAAATCCAACAGCTTGAGGAGGAATTAGGAGACCTTAAAAAATCCCCTAAATCTGAAGATTCTTATAATTATATGATGATGGATGAGAATGCTGATGTTCTTTACTCTAAGCAACAAGAACTTCAAACGTTAAATGATGTTACCTCTGCTATGGAAAAAGAGATGGAAGGTTATCTTCCTGAAGTGAAGGAAATAACCAACTTCCTTACTCGTTCTCGTTTTAATAATTATCAGAGAGAGGCTGGTGAAGCTGAAGCCCGCCTTGTACAAACCCGTCTTGATCGTTCCCCTGAACAAAACGCTGCTACATACCCTCTTAGTGAATTAGATGTTCCTAAAGAAGAGGTGTGGACACAGAAAAGTTTAACAGACCTTGTTAAGAGTATAACAGATAAAGAACAAGATGCTTGGGAAGCTAGTCTTAGAAAAGTTGGACAAGAAGAGAGTAAGAAGGGGTATGAGCAAAGTCTTGAAGATATGTTAAACGGACAACAAAGTTATGCAAAAGGTGGTATGGTGATTGATCCTGTGAGCGGAAATGAAGTACCTCCGGGTGCAAAACCTGAAGAAGTAAGAGACGATATAAACATCAAAGCTTCTGAAGGAGAATATGTCATACCAGCTAATGTTGTTCGTTTTCTTGGTCTTGATAAGATAGAGAAAATGGTCAGTAAAGCTAAAGAAGCTCTTGCTGAAATGCATGGTGACGGTAGAATAGGTGGGGTAGAAGGTAGTGTCGAAGATGACAGCCTTCCTTTTGATCCTTCTGAATTAGTCGCTCATGCGGGCGAAGAGGAAATGCAAGCTTTCGCCGAAGGTGGTGTTGTACAAGATACAGGAGGAGGAACCGTTCTCCCTCAAGAACAAGGGTTCACTGGAACCAAGAAGTTTAAGAAGGGTGATCAAGTAATCTTCATTCCTTATCAGAATGGACAACCTTTCCTTCCCGTCCCACAAGGGTATACGGAAGTGGCTGAAGGTGCTCCTACAGCTACCCCTGATCCCAACATGGCCGCACAGCCTCTGAGAGCCCCCGGTATGCCCCGTCAGTCTATGGGTAATGGTCCTAGTCCTAATGAAGGAATACCCCCCTCACCGCTCGCTGGTGAGCCCTCCAAGTGGACGGCTGATAACTTCATTGATTATGGTAAGCAGAAGGGAAGCCTTGACTCCAAACTCATTAAAGGGATGATTAGTGTTCTTCCCGGCGGAGCTATGGCCCTTAAGGCTAGAGAGAAATATCTTGATTCTCAGGTAACACAGCTTTTCGATACAATGATGGATAGTGGAGTTGATCCTATGGGTAATCCTATTACTCCTGAACAACGTGCTGTCCTTCTT